TTTAGAATTTTTTAGAATTTAATTTATCTCCGCATACGTCTTCCACCTCGGCCTCCAACTAAACGGCCACCGACAGCAGAGCCTCCGCTTAGTCCTTTCGCGACTTCGTATCCAGCCACAAGTTCTGGAGCTACTGCTACACCAGCGAGTTCCCCGACTGCTTTAAGGGCTCCACTGTGTTTTTTGACTAGTTTATGACCTTTCTTGACAATGCTCTTTGCTGAATGCCAAAATGATCCTCCTTCAAGGTCAGTATGATCGCTCTTTTCCATATTCTCAGAAGCCCTCATAACCTTCTCCGGGCTCACTCCTCCAAGAGACGCGCGACCCACATTAGGAGCAACACTAAACACCCCTTCATTGACACAAACCATATAGAACGTACCAGTGTAAGCAGCAGCATCTAAATTACGGAATGTCATCTGAGCCTGAATCGTGAATTGTCCGTTTACACCTGGAGCGAGGCCATCGGGCAGCCCAATATCTTTACCGAGTTCTAAAGCAAGAACCGAGCCACGATACTTCGTCCAAGCAGGATAAGAAAGATTACATCCATTACGAGAACTCATCTCAAACAGATCTTGCTTAGTTGCTCCAGAAAGAAGACCAGCCTCGTTATTCCACTGAATAGAAACATTATCAATACCTAAGAAACTATCGGAAGTCTCGAAAGTAGAAGTAGCCTCATTTCTACGAGCGAATAGGTAAACGAAACGAGGAACTTGAGATAACCTAATAGTATCCGAAAATACATTAGCAGTCGCACCCGCACTGATAGAAGCGAGCTCACGAACATATTCATTACAGCTCTGGTAAGGAAGCACTTGTAGGGATGGAAGAGGTTGGGTCATATCGGGGGTTAGATAAGTAACAAGAAGTTCAGGGGCTTGGTAGAAATTAGCAGTTGAAGCTCCAAGAGGAATTGCTCCTGTATCGTGATGGCAGAAAACACGTGCAGAATTAGTAGAATATCTAAGAGTAAGATTTAGTTGATTTACATTGACAAGACCCTCTGTTTGAGCTCCAAGACCGTTGTATAGAGGAGAGACCCATACTGGCTCAGTAATAATAGCCCTTACTTTCTTTCCTGCGGTAACAATTTCGACATCAAAACCACCACGAGAAGGCTCAGTAGAATTCTCACCATAATCTGCGAGAGGATTACGGGCGCTACCATATGTTAGGTAATCTCCAAAATCTTGATAAGAATCGGGTTGAGAAGGAGCAGTCGACCAACTCTTGCGTCGTTGCTCGGGGGTGTTACCATATGTTAGCATACCGTGAAGTTTAGATTGAACATTTTCAGAGACTTGCTCTCCGTTGATCGAAAGCGTGGCAACATCAGTGATAGAACTTACAGGAAATTGGCGAAAGCCGGAATTGATACCGAGATCGATATTACTGTTTGTTGATTCAAATTCAAGATAATGACGCACACGAATATAACGATCGACAATGGTTTGGTTAGAAGGAGGACTGATCGACCAAGAAGATTGTGTGGGGGCTACTCCGGTCTGGTAGGAATCAGCCGTCTGGACGTAGTGGGTAGTACGTTGGGCTCCCTTATGTATAATATGTGATTGTTCTGTATCTCCGACAACGTGAATTCGGGGATCCATTACTACGACTGGTGATAGACTCATTTTTAATATTTTCTTATAATAATTATTTTATTTTTTTATTTTATTTTTTCTTAATCTGGAAGTAATATAAAAATTAAAAATTAGTTACTCTTTCTTGGTACGCGGCTTTCTAACTCGCTTCGTTGTTGGAAGATTTTTCTCCTTTACAACGACAGCCTTTGTCTTCCTTAGCACTGTTTTAGTAGGCTTATTCACCTTCACAAAAACTTCTTCTTCTACTTCCTCTACATCTGGAACATCTGGAACATCTGGAACGGATTCTTGGACAGGTTCTTGAACAGGTTCTTGGACATCTTCCTTAGTCTCTTCCACTCCCACTTCCTCTACAGTCTCTAAAGTATGAGCCTCAGTAGTATTATCATCCGAACTTGATCCAGAATCATCGCTCTTTTTCTGCTTCTTAAGAAACTTAGCCTCCCGAACAACGAGCCTACAATCTTCGCACGATTTTAGCGTACGTCCATTCTTCTGAAATTGCTGCTCTTCCTTTTCTTTTTTACATAATCTGCATGTTTGATTTGACATTTTTATATTTATTAAAAAGCAAGAAAAAAATATTTTTTTTTTAAAAATGTCTTTAACTTATAATTAAATTTTATTATAGTTCTAATAATAAAATGAAACTAGAAGACATAGTAAAAGATGCAGAGGATATTTATCTTTCAGGCGAAGACGTGGTTGAATTAACTGATTACAAATGTAAGGTGATACGTTATGCAGACCTTATGTTTATCTCAAGTATAGACGAAATCTTAGATGTTGAAGGTTCTGTTATTATCCTATATCAGAAGGAGGAAAACAAAGGCCATTTCTGTCTATTAACCAACCGTTATAAGGAGGGTTCTCTTTATTTCTTCGATCCATACGGTTACGATATCGATGAAGAAGTGAAATTAGCCGATTTCCAAGTACGTCATATGGGCGGAAATATTGTCGCACACTTATCTCATCTCATAGAAAATAGCAACTACGATCTGATTGTAAATCAAACGCAGTACCAAGAATTCAAAGACCACATTAATACCTGTGGCAGACACTGCGTAACTCGTTTAAATTATATTAACTTGGATGACACAGAATACAATACATTCATTAACAAGAACAGTCATTACGATCCAGATTTTTGGGTCAGTGTGTTAACTGTAGATTTTCATAATTATCTCTAAAAAAATTAAAATAGATTCTATAATAAAGAAATGACGTCCACGTTTTCCAAAATAAAAGAAGAATCTAATTCAGAACAGTATATATATTATAATCTCCGTGTATCTAATCCAATAGGCTCTAATGTTGTTATTCCAACAGCCTATTCATCTACAAGAGTAGATACCATCTTAGATAAGTGTAATGATTATAAGTTAAGTGTAATTCGCTTTCAATTACCCGCTAATTTCCCGCTGTTTATCTATCCCTCTGATCCGTCTTTGTTTCAAGTTAAATTAACCAACGGACTTAATTCAGTCGTCCAAAATTTAACATATACTCAGAAATATGAAACATATATTGAACGAGGTATATACTACGTCAACCACTATATTGAAATACTAAATAAGGCTTTAGAGCAAGCACACGCTGCCTTAGTAATTTTAGATAATACTATTACCTACGATGCGCCGTTCTTTGTGTATGATACGAATGCTGCTACTAAAATGTATCTTGTCGCTCCAGTAGAGTATCTTGATGGAAATTTGAATAATATCTCCCTTTCTTTATCTCCAACACTTTTCAATTTCGGATTCCAAGAATTTCCTGTAGCAGATGGGAATTTAATTTTGCACAATGATTTTATACAACTGAGTATATTTGATAATAAAATAAATAATAAAATTACTCTGAATTCAAAAGACTTCTATAAGATTTATTCCGAAGCAGATACGACATCCACCTTAAACAAATTCTCAGATATTGTAATACTAACCGATTCCATACCAATTTCTCCAGAAAATATAGCATCCCAACTCAATGAAACTCAGAGAATTTTAACTGATTTTGTTCCTGTCTCAGAACAAGGCTTAAACGGGTCATATTATCAATATTTTGCAAATGTTTACAGATATACTAATCTTGTCTCAAACGAAAGTTTGCGGAAGGTTGATATCAAAATTTATATTCTCTATCAGACAGGTGAATATTATCAGCATCGACTTTTACCAAACGAATATTTCACAGCCAAACTTATGTTTGTAAGAAACGAAAAGATAAATTGAAAAATGTTGTTAAATAGAAATGAAGCTTTTACTCAACAAAAAATTCATTGAGTTTTTTAGAAATAACAGGAAACGGATATCTCCAATTTTTACTCCATTACATATTATAAAATACGTAGTGCTGCACGTTGGATTTCTATTTTCTAAAATTATCTTATTTTTAACTTGCTGTTTTTTATAACTGTGAATAGTTATAAAATCTATATTCCAATATTAGCAGCCTGTTCCATAGGTTGATTAGGTCTTTTAGAGAAGGTTCATAGATAGGTAGGTATCAAAGCAAAAATACACCCTTCTCGTACAAAACGAAATTTGGAGATGTACGGTAAAGAGCTACCCAACGACTATTCAAATTCAAAAGACGTCTTATTGTATTCTCATCATACATGCAATAATTTTTTAAAAACCTATAGTTATGAGCGTCACTACCAAATTTTGGAAAGAATACTACACTCGTGGCTTCATTGAGTCGACGGCTTGCGTGAAAATTCTGTAACACGTGACTAACAGCTACTGTTGTCGCGTTATAATGTCTTCCCTCTTCCAGCAGAGTATCCCGAAGATTTTGGACGAATCTTCTGACAAGTGTATTCGAGATCGTGTCTGTATCATCGAAAAGAACGATACTCTGATAAAAATCATCTGCTCTTGTTTCTGCGAGCCCATCCTCGTCTTCAAGGTCTATACGAATTGGTTTCAATTTATCAAGCACGTCATCTTCCTGAACATTTGAAATTACAAAGAATTCATTTTTCTTCTTTATTTTAAGATACTCTTTAATAAAATTGGAAGCAAATGTAGATTTACCACTTCCAGAAATTCCGGATATATAAACTTTTTCAACCCTATTAAAATTCGGCAAAGG